GGCCAGGAAAAAGATGTCGGTGTAATACCGCCCAATCATCTCCATGAGGGTTCATTCCAACCGCCAATTCGCTAATCAAATTAAAATGCTGTAAAAGGCATATGATCGACAAAAAGAATTTCCTTATAAGATATAATCCCTCGAAGCTAATAGCTTGAAAAACACGGATCTTTCCCGCAGCATTTTTCTTTTCTGATATAGGCTCGTCCTTAAGAGATGAGTTAAAAATAAAACAAGGTCGAACCCCATCTCTACACATGGCTTCAAAATTCTCAAGTCGAGCCCGTGTGAATGAAGGAATAGTAACCTGTCCCTTATAATCAATCCTTCGATAACAAAGCAATGAAGTCTTTGACCGGAAATAGGGAAAACCGGCGCCTTTAGAGAAATTCATGGCGTCAACAAAATCAACACCATCAATTCCAAAGAGATTAGAATCCTCATCCAAAGGAGTCGTTTTGAGGATTTGTTCAACAGGTATACGCTTGATGCGAGCAAAATAGTGATCAGCGCACTTGCGTAACTTATCCTTATCAAACATTTCCTTACTATCAACCAAACTCTTCATACAATTATACCTAGGCATCCATGACGGACATGATGGTCTTATCTTAGAAGCTATATAACCCAAAGACTCCCAAAAGGGCGCCATAGTGGATGGTTTGACTTTAGAAGAAAAACCCTGCTGTGGGGCACCTTTTATAGTACCAACAGGGGTTATGCTTATACCCTCAGCACGATCACCAATGCCCTCATATCTAATGGGATTTTTCGGATGAATATCTTCCGTGACCGATAAATTGCCACGCTCTGAATCCATATTGACTCCCGCATGACAAATCACGGCTGAAGCGGTCGCTTCTGTATCCAGGGTGTTAATCCAAGAAACAGGAAAAGGATATGTCAAGGCTCTATTATATACAATTTTGCCTAAGTGATTCTTGTAATGCTGAATACCACAATGAAAGCCGGCCAAGAACATCTGGCCACGCACATCAGAATACAATATACCTCCACAATCTCCATTCTCAAGTTCCACATCCCTCACAGTTGCAGACCAATAGGTGCGAGCACCGTGGCTGCCACACTTTTCCATATTGTCATCCATAAGCGGAACATCAAGAGTTTCGGCGATATCTACATTATAAACACCACCGCGAACTCTCAAAAATCCGGAAAATGCACCACTGGGAGATGGTAAAAGATACTTGGTCAAATCGCGACCACATGCCAAGGGTAATTCTAACGCAACAAAATCCGCATGGGGACAAACATGTACCACAACACTAGATCTGGAGAACTTATCTATAAGAGATCCTCCTCTATCCAACTGCCAAGTCGAAGACTTGGATGAAATGGTCAAATAAAAATGTTTAGGTATCAACCAAATCCTCCCTTTAATGTTAAAAGCATGAATAGACGAGCTTTCAGTCCTAAGTAATGCTGTTTGAGCAACAAGTGCAGATGTAAGAAAACCAGGACTACCAGTTTTACTTTGATTTGTCATGATGTTACCAAGACCAATCGGAGCATTATTCTTCCATACATTACCAACGGCAGGAGCAATTGGTTCCATTGGTTTACCAGCAATCCCACCTTGAACGGATACGACAGTTGGTTCTCTAGAAAGCCAATATATTAAAAGACCCATAACAAGCCCACCAGTCACTATCTTAGCTATGGTTCTCAGCCTAGAAGGATTATTAGATTCCTCAGCGAATATTGTAAACCGTTGCCGTAAATATGAGGCACATCCATACCCACATGCACAGGCACGATGATACCTTAACTCCACTTCTGAACGGCTCAAGCCAAAGATCATACCACGAATAGAAATCACAATTGCAGTATATAAGCTATTACCACTAACATAATACAAAAGACAAAGCCGTTCCCACGGTGACAAAAACATCCTCCTATACACTCCGTGTCCAACACTGTATAAAGTGAAAAGTATTGAGCACATAGCTACCTGGGGAAGAAACTGCATAACAAC